AGAAACTTTTTCTTTTATCTTCTTCTTTAATTGCATTTAGATCATATACATCTAAAATAGGTCTAAGATCAAGTTTATTAAACTTTTCTCTTAAAGCCTTCATCTTGGCTAACTCTAAAGTAAGTGCTTTATTTTCTTCTCTTGCATAGTTTACAACAGGAGAATTATTTGGGTCAGGTGTTTCAATATCTGTTAAAGTAGTAACTAATTCTAAATTTTTAGATTTTGCAGTTGCTATAACAGAATTTAAAGAATCTAATAATGGTTTATTTCTTTTTTCAATTACTGATTTTTGGCTTTCAACAGATATAACTTTTCCACCAAAATCACCAATACCTCCACTTGATACAGTAATAGGTTTTAAAGCACCTATTTCATTTTTTTGTTGTGCTAATATTTTTGCACGTTCAGCGTATGCAGAAGATAGAATTTGTTGTGTATTTTTTTCTTTACCAGCTGCATCTTCTTGTATTGCAGCTACATTAACTAAATGTACTAAATATGCTTTATCTGTTTGAATTGTAGCATCCTTTATAGCTTTATTATCAGAATATAAATTCTTTAGTCTTTTTAGTGCTTCTTCTTGACTTTTTGTATCGCCACCTGCAATAATATTAACTAAGTTTAAACCAACAGTTCTGTTTGATTGAGCCTCTCCAACTATTTTATAAATATCTTGGTTTAACTTGTTTAGTTCTTCTCTAAAAGTCTTTAATTTATCAGTTGGACCTTTAAAGAATTCAGATATTTCTTTACTAAATGTAACTGCTAAAGAAGATACAACACCTAAAGCAATACCTATACCAGCAGGACCAGCTAAACCTGCAACCATTGATTTCAATGCATTTGCAGAACTGCCAGTTTCTTTTTGTAATCTTTGGAACGATTCTAATAAAGGGTTTAAGTTATTCGCAATACCTATAAATCCATAAGGAGCATCTTGAGCAACCCTTGATAAGTTTGATAAAGCATTAGTTGCATCTCCAACAGGTCTACCAACGCTATTCATCCTAGTATTTAATTGGGTAATAGCGCCACTTACATAGCCAATTTTTGAAGTTAATTTATCTATTTCTCCAACATCAACTGACTTCTTTAATGCAGATTGTAATTTCTTAAGTAAATTTTCGGCTTTGATTAATTCAGCACCTAAATCTTCTGTTTTAGCACCGATATTAATTTGTATATCTAAAATTTCTGCCATCTTTATTAATTTACTCCGTACAATTTAAGTGTTCTTGCTAGTTGTTCATCAGTTATTAAGACCCTTTCCTCATCAACATCTGCCTCATCTAAATCTGGAATACTCCAAAAAGCCTTCATACTTTTAGGATTTTTCTCGGTTGTGGAACTTAGATATACAATATAGGCAAGGTTTCTAGTCCTTGCCCATTCGTTTAACTCGTTTCTTTCCTTACCTAAAACGATAATGGAAAAGTCCTTCCAAGTCATATCCCAAAATTCATTTGGTCGTATTCCGCACTCCGCAGCCTTAACTAGAATATCATCCCAGCTTAGCTTTGTTAGGCTTTTTTTTTTCTTCTTCCTTTTTTACACCTGTAATGGTGTGGACTGTATTCTCAACGATATATTTTATATAGTCAATAATTTGACCTTCTTCGCTAAAAATAGAACCCACTTCATCAATCCATTCACAAGCATCATCAATAGAGTACGCAACCTCTTGTTTATTACTTACACAAGCAGATTTGTAACCAATGTAAACAAGCTGGACTATTATGTCTAAACTTGTTTGAGCCGTTGAAAGAACTTTAAAGTACTCATCAATACCGATATTGTTTTGTTTAGTAAACTCACGCATTGCCCAAGTACCCCACTTTAGGTGGATTGTGTTGTTGTTAGTCTTTAATTGAAACATAGTTTTTTATTTATTATGCTTGTTCAGTTTGTGTAATAGGAGGAACACTTACTACCAAAGTTGCAGTAAATTTAACATCATCCTTATCAGCAGCATTAACATTAAAGTTGCTAATAAAAACTAAACTTGTAGGAGTTCCGCCATAATAAACATCTCCAGTTGTAGGAACTGCTTTACCCATCTTAATTGCAAATAAAGTCTTTGCAGCGTGAGCATCGTATAATTGTTGGTAACTATCTTTAGATGGAGTTCCTGTTTCATCAATCGCAAAACCTTCACACTCAAAAGATTGATTGAATGAAGGACTTGGAGTGTATTGATCTCCACATTTAGAAGTTGCATCAATCGTTCCTAAAGTTGATGTCAAAGAGTTGGTAGTCAAACAAGCAATAGGCTTGTATGTTCCGTCATTGTTGATGTCAGCTAAGAGGATATAATCTCTTGCGCCTACTTTTGTTTCTGCCATTTTATTTTATTTTAATTTTGAGTTATTATTATGTTATATGTTATTAATACTCTAAAAACGTTATCTAAAGGGTTTAAGCCGTCTAAGTTTCTTACACTTTCAACACTTAAACTTGATGCAGTAAATCCGTTTGCCAATGTTATATTGGTGTCAGAATTTATTGCGTTCAAGACTAAATCGCTTATAGCTTCAGCACGTTTATAACCAAAGTTAGCATTTTTTGTAATAATATCAACTGTGATGCTAATACTATTTGTATAACCTGCTTTGCCTTGATCTTGGCTTGAAGTTCTACCTGTCATAACAATATACTCATCACCAGCACCTTCAGGAGCAAAACCATCATATACAACCAAACTACTCGCACTTGTCAAGTTAGTATAAAACCACTTCTTTATCTCAATATTAGGATTTAACATTTTCAATTACTTTTTTTATGTTATTTATCATCTTTGGCTTTTCTGTTTCAAAAGCTGGTATTAAAAATGGTTGTGGTCGAATACCTTTTCTTAATATGTTAATAGCTATTGCATAAGCAATCGACTTATCGTTACCTCCACCAATTCCTTTTCTTCTAACCCATAAAGTCAAAGCCTCAACCATATCTTTAAAAGTACCTGCCTTTTTCCCTTTAAATCCACTTGCTAACTCCTCAAATCCAGCAGGGATGCTTACTTTTCCACCCGTTCCAAACTCTATATAAGGAGCATAAGAAGCACTTGCGCCAATAGTAAAAACAAATCCTTTATCTACATTTTTTTCTTTTAGGTAAATGCTATTTCTTAATTGACCCATATTTACAGGTGCTAATCTTTTAGCTCCAGATTGAATGTTTAATGCAGATGCGTTTACTTCATTCTTTACATCTTCTTGCACTTTTTTATCAAAAGATTGTAGTTTGCCTAAAACTTCAGATATGTTTACTATATCAAATGTAAATCCACCCATTATCTGTAAATTATTAACTCCAAGAACCTATTTTGATTCTCTACGTTCTTAATTGAATGTATCGTATATCTTGAACCTTCAACATCAACCTCGTAGGAATTATTGATGTTAACGCCAAAACGAATATAAAGCCTGTTCCTTTGGTCAAATTGTAATTCTGACTGATCTATCTCACGAACTTGATTATCTGGTCTTAAATCGCCCCAAACTGTGCTTTGTAGGGCAAATGTCGTAGTGAACCCACCTTGACCATCACTTGTCCTTGTTGGAGCATAGATTAAGACTTCACGAGTCATCGTGTTGGCATCAACGTAGTTTGCTTTCGCTTTTCCTAACTTCATATTATAAAATTGGGGATATTCTTGTCCATCTTTGACACGCTTTCCAAGACTTCTCACAAATACCTGAATCGCCATCTAATCCTCTATTCTCGTAATCGTAGCTGATTTGATCTAATATAGCTAATTTAAGGTCTTTAGGGATAGTTGTGTAACCAGCCTCATAAGTAGCCTTTAAGTTGGCATATCTTGGAGATGATAGTTTTGGGAACTCATTACCTATTAATTGTAGGTTAGGTGTTGTAATCTCTAAACCATCTTGCTCCATATCAAACAACTCAAACGTATCAATGTCAACTGGTCCGAAAGGAATATCAAAGTTCCCACTAATATTGTTGAAATATGTAGTGATGTCTTTTGGGATTAAACTCAATCCTGTTGCCACTTCAATAGCTTCTCTTGCTTGTGTAATCATCAAAGTAATCAAGGTATCTTCAGCGTTTGTTGTAACACGGCAATATAATTTTGCTTCTGCTAAAGTAACTGGCTCTACTATTGGTGCAACAGGAACGGCACTAAAGTCATTAATATAATTAGAATAAGACATATCCTTTTTTTACAAAATTACTTAATTTATTCCAATAAAAAACCCCCACCGAATTGGCAGGGGTTATTATTTACTAATCCTTAGAATTAACCTACGTTACCCATATCAGCAAAGATTGCAGATGTAGTCAACATTAAGTTGATGTCTTCGTAACACTCAATACGAGCAGTTACCAAGTTCTTTTGGAAGTTCTCGCCATTCTCATAAGAAAACTCGATAGCTAAACCTTCTACTTCAACTCTCTCTAAGTAGCTTGCGTCAAAAATTAAAACTTTGTCATCAGTTACCCAAGAAGCAGATACAACTGGTACACCCCAGATTGTGATTCCGCCATTAGGGTTTACGATAACACTACCAGCACCAGCATAGTAACCAGCAGCGATAGTTGCTTTCAATAAACGACCCATTTGAGTTTGAGATACTAAAGCATAAGAAGGAACAAAGTTCGCAGTCTTTTGGTTAGCGATATAGTCTACTAATTGTAACAAATCGTTAGTTTCAGCAGTTGTAGTTGAACCAGTTGCAGCAACAGATACAGTAGAGAAGAACGCAGCGTTCTCAGCCTTGAAGAAATCTCTTTGTAACATTCTTGGTAAAGTTTGAGTCATGAAAGGTAATGACTTCAACATTTGCTTAGAGAAAGTAGAGAAACCAGCTAAGTAATCGTTTACAACTTTAACTTCAGTCAAAGAGTAGTTGTTCTCACCTTTATCGTTACCTTCAGTTTGAGCAGCGATGTTGTTAGTCAAACCAGCGTTCTCACGATAGTAAACATACAATCCGCTTTCGCTTCTTACTGTAGGGATCAAATCACGGAAGTTGATGCTTTGAGCAGGTTGGATAGCTGGATTTGGAGCATAAGATGCTTGAGCATCACCAGTTAAGTTACCACTTAAAGTCATAGTCTTAACGTCAGATAAATCTAAACGATACTTACCATTGTTCTTTAAAGACTTCTCCATTGCGTCGAAATTACCATCTAATTTCTCTAAGATAACTTCGTCCATAAATTTAACTTCTTTCTTAGCAGCTTTCTTTTGAGATGCTAATTGTCCGTCGATTTGCTTTTGTAACTCGTCTTTTACAACAGTTACTTGTGCAGCCACCTCTTTGATTTGGGCTTCTGCATTAGCTTGAAAACCTTTAAGGTTCTCAGCCATTTCATTGATTAAATTTTCCATTTTTACTTTTTAAATAGATTGTTAAATTGTTTAATTGCCTTCAATACTTCTTCATCATTTTTTTCTTCAACTTCTGGTGTCGGCTCAACTGCTTCAGCGGGTTGAGTGATTGTTTCAGTAATTTCCAAAGCCAATAATTCAGCCTGTATTTGTTTTATTTGAATCTCCATCAAAGCAAAGGTGTCGTCTGTGAAACTACCACCTCTAAATGCCTTGATTAAGTTTTCTAATCTTATTGATAAGTTTTCTTTAGTTTCTTTGAACTCACTCTTAAAACCCAACATTGGAGTTTCAGGATTAGCACCCCAAAGAACTGCTGAACCTTCATATAGTTTTAACTCTGTAATTGTACGAACACCAGTCTTTTGATTTACATCAGACTTTAACGTACTAAAACCGATTGAGTGTTGATTGATTAAACCAGCTTCATATAACTTGATAGCGTCTTCGCCACATTCAGTTTCTATTAAGTCTGTAACCGCAACAAGCATATCGCCTTCTATGTATAACTCTTTAGGCTTCCCTAAAGTGTGTGCCATATCAGCTTTGTGATCTACTAAAGACCAAATCATATTTTTGCCTTTTGGTCCACGTTCTTTTATAGTCTTGGTAAACGCTTCAGCAACGATAATATCGCCATCTAAATCAACGTTACCAATCCTTGACCAACACGCTTTTACTGTTCTTGATTCTGGCTCTATATCCAAAATCATATCATTGTAGCTTTTGTTTTCAATCTTACTCATATAACAAAGTTATTAATTTTTTTTAATCTGCTAACAAATCTCTTATTAAATTAGAAATTTGCATTAAAGCCACGTTATTAATTAGATTCCAAACCAACCCCATATCTCCCATAGGTGGGTTATCCTGTAATCTTTTTGGCTTTCCATCTTCGCCTCTAACCGCTTCATAGCCTAACGTACAACGGCAGTTGATAACATCGCCAGCACTTCCACTTGGGTCGCAAGGATGTAACATTTGCTCAAAACCTCCGTTTTTAGTCTTAACATTAAATTTTTCATCGTAAGCTACTTTTATTCCGTCCATATGATAATGGTCAAACTGATCTCTTGGCACTCGTCTTGTTCGGTTATCCCTCGCTGCTATCCATTCTTTCATAGTTACAAGTCCTGTTGATGCCGTACCTACCATTGAGCCAATATTCGCTGCTCTGCCAGTTTCCGTTCTTGCTATCATCTCTGCTCGGTAGTCCGTTATACCAGCCGTTCTTAATAGTTTGATTGTTTCTTGTAGCGTTAAACCTTCTTCAACAGACCTTATTAAGTATTGTTGAATTTGGTTTTTAGTTGTTTGAGTTATCTCTGCTGCTATATTATCTAAGCCTTTTAATTCTAAATAAGTTAACATCACATAAGTAAATAAATCAGTCTGCTTACTCTTGAACTCCTCTGGTCCGAAATATCCTTTAACCGACTTTGATACGTTCTTCTCCGAAATTTGTGCCATCTTAACCCCCATTGCAATATGAAGGTTTTGGATGGTCTTTTTTATCTTCTTGTCGCTTATAGCGTTTAAATCTTGGGTATCGCAATAAGTATCTACCTGCCTTTGTAGTTCTTTCTTGAACTTTGGCGAATAGGTTTTTAATGCGTTTGCATACAACTTTTTGTAGTCGCTCCAAATCATTATTCAGGTATTGTTAATGGTTGGAACTCATCTGGACTTTGTAAACTTGATGGGATGTATAGTTTTTCCATTTCAGCTTGGTCAACGTAATCAGGTATCTCTAATCCCATAATATCCATCTTTTGCTTAGGTGCAATCCACCACGCCTTATCTAGCCATTCTACTTGCTCTGATTTGTTAGCTTCTAACTCTCCGTAAACAGTTGGGTCAAAGTCAACATAAATATCTGTATTTCTGTAACCCCAATCACTATGTAATTTTCTATTCAAATTATCTCTAATACCTACTAACAAAGGAATAGCACAACGTACTGTCAATGCTTTCTCTCCTTCTCTTTGGTTGTTATAAGTCTTGTTATCAGCATCGTTTAATAATTGAGAAGGTACTCCGTAAATATTGCAAAGTGCTTTCATATCCCACTTCTCACTCTCAATAATATCTAATTCAACAGGACTTAATCCGATTTGTTTCCAATCTACTTTGTAACCACTAACCGCAATAGAATTAAAGTTAGCTGATCCACCTTTCTCGCTTACTGCTCTCTTAAGTGCTTGTGCTTGTTGCGTTCCGCTAATTGGGTCAAAGCGTTCATCATTCATAAATAGAACTCCAGCTGGACCACCATTCTGGAAAGATGCAACCGCCGCAGTCTTGGCTTCGTTCGAACGAGTCAAGTTTCTCGCAGCAGCCATCAAAGGAGATTGACCATATAGTTGATTCCCAGTTGTATTCCATTGTAAGTTTATGTATTTATCTTGTAATACTTCTTGCTTAGTAAAGTTCCAAAGTGGACCATAGTTTAATTGGTAACCGCTAATAGTTGGAGGGAAGTTTTGAATGTCCGCTAACACGTACATATATTGAGAAGGAAGCACGTACAACTCATACGGCTTTCCTGCATTAATAGATTCCCCTTCTATCATCTTTGCATAGATAAATGAATTACCTGTAACTAACTTAAAAGTACACCAAGCCTCTACGAAATCACCAAATGTATCTTCTTGGTTAGGGTATTTTAATAACTCGTTTAATCTTGCATCACCTGTATATAGTTCAAACGCTTTCTTATGTAGCTTCTCAACATCCTTCCAGTTCTCAATCTTATCTGGTTGGCTCATTAACGCTTTATATTTCTTTGCTGAAGTTTCATCTACCACTCTGTAAACGTGGAATGGAGCAAGTTTTGCTTTGTCCGCAATTAATTTAACGATAGAATAAACTATATCATTTGCTGAATAACCATCATTAACGAAACTAATGTTATCGCCACCCTGCCAAGTTATTATCCCTTGTTGTATCGCAACTTGTCCGTTAAAAGGAATTTGAGGTAGTACAGTAGATAGTTTTTGTCTTTTACCAAAAAAGTCAAGTAATCCCATTATATATGAATTTTAACAAAGTTAGACAATTTATCCTAAAATACCGACACCTCAAATTTTAGCTTGGTTAAGTGCGTAAACACGGCATACCTACAAGCATCCATCAAGTCATCATTTGCCTTTACTGGCTCCTCTATTACGTTATCGTTTTTATCCTTTTTCCATTTGTAAGACATAAACTCCCTTCTAAGGTTTTTGCTATTGTAGTGCAAGTTTATAGGATAAGACTTCATCTTTACTATCCCTGCCCATACATCCTTCTGCGCTGGTTTAATGTTAAAGCCTTGTCTGTAAAGTTCCTCAATAGACTTAGGCTCGGCAGCATCCGCATAGATTGTTGCTCGTTCAGGTAGCTTCTCTTTAATCAATCTTGATAGATCACTCAAAGTAAGTCCGCTTTGATATACTATTTCCTCAAAGTAGTTCTGTCCTTCGTGATGCGTAACCTTTATAAGTGCAGCAGGGTGAACATAACCAAAGTCCAATCCATAGAATACATCCCCATTTGGTGCTTCATCATATTGTTTCCATTGAGTATAAATAATTTCTTTTGCTGAGCCTCGTTCTCCTAAGCCATAAACTTTCCACATAAAGTCATCAGGCAAATCTTTATACTGCTCAATGTTTCTTATTTGGCTATCGCTTAAGTTAGTGATATTGTTTAGATAGGTGGAATGTATGCGCTTATTCTTTGGGTTATCAGCTACTTCATAAACCCAAGAAATAAAGTCAGCAGGATTCCAATCTAAGAATGATTGTCCTGTTGTTCTTATCAATAGCTGGTCAAATAAAGCCTTACTAATAAGGTTTGCCTCGTTTACAAATAGTATATCCCTTGCTGGTCCTTTTGCTTTATCAGGGTCTTCTAATCCAAATAACTCAATGTATGATCCGTTCTTAAACGTATAAATAAAATCCGTATATCGGAAGTCCTTTTCATCCCAGATATTCCATTGCTCAAGTATATTTTTAAAGTCCCTGTAAACTCCACGCTTAATATGTGGGAGTGAGTGCGATACCATTGAAATCCTTATGTTGGGTTTGCTTATTGCTATGTGGATAAGTAACTGAACAACCGAATAGCTTTTACTTGATCTTGACCCACCTTCATTGCATATTATAGGATATCCTTCTTCGTATGCCTTTTTATTGGCATAGAAGACAGGTGTAGCCTTAATCTTTAATTGGTTGACAATCTGCATCTGGTTCTATTGTGATTTGCACATTACCCTTTATGTCAGCGGTTATGTCGGTTGTTTGTTTAGGTCTGCCCTCTAATCGGTCTAATAGTATCTCATAAGCCTTTAGATCGCCCTTCCTTGCCTTTGCTATGATTTGCATATCTAATTGCTCCGCTATTGTAAACTCCTCATCTTCGCCTGTTACTGGGTTGCGTACCTTAGTAACCAACTCCAATAAACGCAAAAGTCTTGTCTTACTATTAGGAACGCCCTTTGGTCTGCCGTTAGGGTTTCCGCTTACCCCTTTTGGGAATGCCTTTAAATTTTCTTCATTTGCCATACTTCGTTGATTTCTCGTTGTATTTGAGCGGGAAGGTGGTATTGCACCCCTTCTTTAGTCTGGAATGACTAACGCATTACTTTTATGCTTCTCCCGCTTGTCTTGATGCCAAAGTTACCTTATTACCCTTATACATTCCTGCTCCAAGTTCATCTATTTTTGAAAAAGGCAATATTGGTACTGTTAATTTACAAGTTTTATCTATTAAATAAATATATCTTAATTGAAATCCATTTAAAGGTACTGCTCCATTTTTTTTAGCATAGCCAGCACTTATACCTAATTTTTTATAATTAGAATTATTTAATGTCTTATCTGCTATAATTTTTCCTTCCCATTCTAAGATGGTTTTATTTTCTTTTATACCAGTCAAATTAAATCCACTTGCCCTGTATATAGTTCCATCACCACATTGTGTACCATCGGAATAAGATAATATCCATTTTATCTGTGGTGCATTTTTCTTTAATAATTTTATTGTAATTGCAATACATCTGCTTTCGCTATATTTTGGCAAATATTCATCAAATGCCATTCTATTCAATTCAAGCATTTCATTCCATCCAGTATTTTCTACTAATGGCAAAATTTTCCTTTTATCCATACTTGTACCATAACTTAATACTCCGTGCAATTTACCATCTAAAAAGCATCCAAAGTGTAAAGTGCTATTCGGCACTACCTTGCCAGAATAATGGTTTAATTTAACAAACTCATTAGCAACTTTGCTTGATATTACTTTAACTAAGATTTCTTTTGCTCTGCCCATTGCATTATTATTAAGTATAAAGCGTTACCATTTGAATTTTCGTTACCCATTGTTTCAGCGTACTTATATTCCTCTGTTCGTTTAATTTCCTCAATGGCATTTTTAATTTGTACGCATTGTTCATCTGCTAAAGTGAATGTCATTTGCTGAAAAGGTGATTTATCTCCATCTGGCAAAGTAAATCCTTCACCTAAATCATCTACATTGCTAAAGCCTATTATATCTAAACCCCACTCCTCTAATTCTTCGGTTTCCCAATTATTAGCAAGGTCGCTCCAATCCCATTCGCCAAAACCTACGTTATCTTTTACTATAAACTCTTTCTTTTGTTCTTCGGTAAGTTCTTTAGCTTGTTTTACAGGTACATCTTTAAGACCAGCTTCAATACAAGCCTTTAGCCTCATATTACCACCTAAAACAATATTGTTCTCATCTATAACAATAGGTCTAAGTTCAAGCATTTGTGGGAAGTCTTTAATTGACTTTACTAGTTTCTTAAACTTGTCATCCTTGATAATTCTTGGGTTATTTGGATTAGGTTTGATTTCGTTAATGTTCATTATCGGTTTTTTGTTGGTGTTCGTATTGATATTATGCTATCTACTTTCTTTTCTAAATTGTCATAGCCAACCCATTTCCCACACTTAGTACATTCAAATTGAGTTTCTTTTATCTTACCGAACCATACATAGCCTTCGGTAATTGTACCACATTTACAAGTATATAGCTTCTTTCCGTATGTATCTTTCATTATCTGCCTTGTTGTTTATAAAGTTTAACTGGCTTATCCTTTGGACCAGATGTCTTTTTGTATTTGCCACATTTTCTTTTTCCAAAGCTAACTTTGTTATTGCTGCTTACTTTTGCCATTATAGTTGTTTATTATGTCTGCCATAAAATTAAATCTTTCTTCTTGTGTTTCTCCAAATACATAGTGCGTAGTTCCATCAATGTCAAAAACATAGCAAGGATAACCTGCTATTTCTTGCTCTTTGCACGTTTCAAATATGTTACTTGTATCTATCAATTAATTCTATTAATTCAGTTCTTTGCCATTTCTTAACCCTGTTATTAACCGCCTCAAACTCCAACTCTTTGACCGCTTTTTCACCTATCCTTTCAACAAGTCCTATTCGGTACATTGCTTGGTTGCCGTGTTTAAACATATTGCACCCAGCACATTGTAAATGGATATTCCATTCGTTAAACCTTAAAGCGGAATACCCTTTAACAGTAAAGTAGTGTCCTGCTTGATTACCATTGTAGCTTCCGCAACTTATACAAGGTAACCCTTCATCTCTTTTTCTTATATACGCATTAACTACCTTTTGGGTCTTTTCTAACAACTTGGGTAAAGGTATCAATGGCATAAAGCAAAATTAGGGTTACTTTTTCAATCTAACAACACATAATCTTTCATTATGCTTGTATCGTTTCTTGTTTATTGGGTTCATATAAATCATAATCGTTTTATAGTCAGTACCTAAAAACCTTATTGCCTTTGCTATTGATCTAAACCATATCTCCTCTTTTGTATCTAAATAAATCAATTTTACTTCAATGTTGTTGTCTATTCCTGTCATTAATCAATCGTTTTAATTCAAAGTATAAATGTGCCGTTAAATAAATGCAGCAAGCTAAAGGAACACTAATGAGCGTAAACTTTAGTAGTTCGTAAATAAATGTTAATTGTTTCATAAGTTTAAAAAGCCACCCCAAGTTTCACTAATTACTATCAGGTTATTAATATTTTAAATGGGGTAGCTATAATTGATTTTGTAAATATAGGTACAAAGAATATCTTTTGCACTCATTTTTAATTAAAGTTTCATCCATTAATCTTTCTAATTCTTTCTCGGATTTAGCGTTAACCTTGTAGTAAGCTATAACCTTAGCTTTTATCTTTTCAGCTTTATCCTTAGATAGATTGGTAGTGTTTAAATCTTTACGCTTCCATAGTATATCAAAAGCCATCGTATTGAGTAGCTTCCAGTCCTTTTTAGCCGACTTGTCCCAATTTTGGTACAATGCCTCAATTACTTCATCATCATTGATTTTTGGTATATCTACTGGCGGTGGCTCGGTATGTGTCTTGTTTCTTAC